CACACGGTCACCGGCCGCGCGCTTTTCCTTGTGCTGCTCATCCCGGTGCATCTTCCAGGCAAAGCATTCAGACAACTGGAATTCATAGGCTTGGCCGTTCGACCCCTTGGACAGAACAGGCATTCCCTGATCGAGATATTTCGTAATGATGTTTTCAGAAACACCAAGCGCCGTTGCACATTGGCCCCGGTTCAGGACCACATCCGCGACACCATCCGGCAGAGGATAGTCGCGCAATGCATCCTCCAAATCAAATGCCACAGTTTTTTCCTTTCATAACAACAACAACAATGGCATCCGCCACCCCGACCAGATGCCCCCCAGCTACAAGAAACACGGTGCGAATTACCCGTGTGCGATAGGTGCCTGGGAAGGACCCGCGCCGTTATTTGCGGGCCGAAGCCTGCGCCTGCTTCAGTCGCGTGACCAAGTGGCCTTCGTAAACCGCACGAGCAGACCTCATCGCCACTGGCTGGAATTCGAACCGCTTTTTATAATGGGCGCGCGGCTTGAATGAGACTAGCATTTTAATCGAGGGAGACTGCCCGCGCGCCTTGACGCGCTGGTAGATACCCGAGGCAAGATGCGAACCGGGACCGCGATTTCTCGCCACAAAGGTCTTTCCTTTTACCTCTGCCCGCTTGACGGCATCCTTCGGCAGGTTGCCGTATTTATTGCGGCGAAGTCCCGCCCCGATCACCAGCGCCCGCCGCTTGGGAAGGCGCACACCGCCCTTAGCCTGCAGCTTGAGATAGCCTGCCTGCACAGGCTTCATGCCGACTGTTGAAGTCAAAGTGGATTTGTTTGCCCGCTTGACGTACACTCCCCGCTTCGTGAAAGGCGTTGGCCGGTCAAATGTTCGATCGATGCTACGTTCCTCAGCCTGCTTGACTTCACTCGCCGTGTCATTCAGCGACAGCATCATCGCAAAAGGCAACTGGCGCCTCATCACGTCCGTCAGCGCCCGCTCCAGCTGCTTGAAGTCTGCGCTGAAATCCAAATCCATGCCGCCCCCAAACGCAAAGCGCCCGCCGAGGTTAATCCTTGGCGGGCGCGAAAATGGTGCTGGCACTCTGTCTAGGGGGGGCAGAATTATTCGTCAAACACTATTTTGCCATGGCGCAGTAAGCGGCAGCCGATCAGACAGCGACCATCGTGACAGATTGTTATGAATTACAAAGGTTTGACGCAATTCCATGAGTGCCAAGCGCCACTGTAAATAATTTCGACGCGCCCGCGCGATATCGGTGGCTGTGTGCGTGTAGGTCACCGGACAGACCAGCACCTCGTAACGGCGAACCTTACGTCCACTGCAATCGATGCCATGGCCCAAGACTTGCGTTGCAGCGCGCGGGCCATGCTGGTTTTGGCGCCAACCCACAGGCACACATCGCACCGAGGCTTTGACCATCGCATCCGGCACACGACGCGCGCGCGCAAGCTCCGCAATCTGCACCGCCATGCCGCGCCCACCACAGCCTATCGGCAGCACCGCCACCGCAGCAGCCACCAGATCCGCGTCCGCATCCGGATAAGATCGCCCGCCGCCATCGATCCGGCAACCAAGTAACCCGCGATCCGCCATACGTTGGGCATTGCCGATGTGGCCATATCCCGGAGCAAGTGTGCCTTCGTCTTCAAAATCAACCGATGCACACTCATCAGCAAACGCCCACTCCAAAAGCCGCTGGATGCCGATCTCCTGTCGCACCCTGCCTCTTGAGTCTGGTTTTTTGGTAATCTCGCCCATCTTGCCCATGCTCATCGCCCCTTTATCCATATTTAGTGCCGCCATTCACCGAAATAACTACCCGTTGTTTTCCGACTTGAGCCAACGGGAAGGTGGGGAGGGTAGGTATCCGCAATTGAATTACCCTCCCGCTGTTTTCCATCTTTTATTTTACTGTTTTCATTTGTCTTTTTCTTTTTAACGGGAAGGTAGGGAAGGTGGGGAGGATAGATAGAACAATGCCATATAAATCACTGAAATTACCCCTAACCCTGACCCGTTTGTTATGGAGTTCGCAGAACCCTCCCTACCCTCCCCAGCCTCCCACAGCGCCCTCTATCAGATTGTATTTGTTCAACTTTGCCCCGCACCCTTTAAAGTAATTACCCTCCCGCTCATGGGAGGGTATCCTCCCTAATCATCGACATGACAGTCAAACGGGGTCAGGGGGCATGTCTGCGGCGACCCCAATCACCCTGCCCGAGCTGTCTTTCGGCGCGGCTTCCAAGCGATATTTGAAGGCGTCGGTGAACCGCAGGCCCGTGTATTGCGACAGAGAGGCCTTGCCCTTCTCAAATTGCTTGGCAGTCTCTGGGTGCTTCCAGTGCTTGGCTTTCGAGGAAATCTGCTTGGCAAAGGTGGTGGGCTTCCATGTCGTCTCCCCGCGCTCCATCAGATAATAGTTGAACGCTGATCCCAAATCCTTCGATAGGATCTTGTCGTCATGATCGCCGGTGATATTGCAGCAGTTCATCAGGAACGCACCGATCGGGTCGGAGTCTCGCCGGTATTCCGCAGTAGCATCTACAACGCTTTGCGGGATATGAAGCCCACCTTCAAGGTAATCAATGAGCCCCTCTACCATCCAATTGAAGATCCCGTCGCGCTCGAGCCAGAGCTTATCGCCCAGCTTGTCGTCACGCTCACTCTCGGGGATCTGGACGTCGAAGGGGATCAGCATCACACGACGCCAGATGCCATCATCTCCGCCGTGGATCTCGGGCTTGTAGTTTCCGGACATGGTCAGCTTGAAGAAGGGCTCCATCTCGATCTGATCACCATAATTCGGGCGCACGGCTATCTTCTCTCCACCAGTCAGCTGCTTGATCAAACCCTCTTGCAGGCGCTCGCCTTGCTCTGGCTCTGATGTGCGAACTGACCGGCCACCCAGCATTGGTATCAGGTCAGGTGTTGCTTCGGCACCTGACCGCCGGTTCACCCCAGTAAGGCTCTCAATCTTGATCGAGGCTGAATACCCCGCCATGATGCGTGCGATTATGTCGTTGAGCACTGACTTACCGTTGGCACCCACGCCATAAAAGAACGCCAGCTTTTGTGTCTTGAGCGCTGTCAGGTTTAATCCATACCAGCGCTGCAGGAATGCCCGCATCTCGATATCTGGCTGCACCCGATCGAGAAATGCCTCAAACATCGGCGCCTGAGACTTTGAGTTATAAGATACAGGCATCAGTTTCGTGAGCAGTTGATCACGTGCGTGCGGCAACAACTCACAGGCCGCAATCTTCCCAGCCCCCTCTTCGGTCATATCAATCACAGAAAAGCGCAAAAGGCCCGAGTCGGTGTTCACATCGAGAGGGTTGGCGTCCAGATCCTCAAAATCTACAGCAAGGTCAGTGGTACTCTCTGTGAGCATGTGCCCCAACGGCCCGTTGTTGCCCGCGTTTTTCGCATGGGTCAATCGTCGACCGATCAAGGATTTACGATCCTTGAGCATGCCCTCGAGGGCGCGCAGCCGCCCGATGATCTTACCGATCTCGGCATCGTGTGTTTCGGCGCGCTCGGATGCGGGCGTTTCTTCAAGCGCCTTGAGATCTTGCGTAAGCTGCCGCTCTTCGGCGAGCTGCTTTTCCTCTCGCTTGGTCGGATTGATGAACTCGACCTCCTGCTCGATGAGCTTCCAGATCTGCTGTGCCTTTGATCGCACCGCAATTCCACCCGAAGTGATCCCATTTTTGGAGTTGAGCGATGGATCGAATTGCCAGACCTTCCCAGTCCAGATGTGCCAGCCAATACGCGGCACAAAAATGACGTCCTTGCCAAAATGGATTACGAACCGTTGGCCGTTGCCATAATCGTTCAAGGGCTGTTCGGACGCACGAAAGAAAGGGTTTTCGGATAGATCCGGAACGGGGGTGCGGGGGCCACCGCCGCGAACCGCATCATCACCTGACATCGGCGCGACGTTCTCGTCCATCCCAATGCTTCCACCGGACTCGTTTTGCACAGCGGCAAGTGAGGCGACGGGCTCAACATCTTCGGCTGCGTCGAAACGCATGCGGACGTGCTGCAGGGGATCAGACATGCCTCGCCTTTCTATGAAATGGGCGACGTGAGGACGTCATTCAGGTCGACACCCTCACCCGAATGAACAATCTGACCACGCAGACCGGGGCGCAAAGCCATCGCGCGCCGCAATCC